GGACCTCGATGTCAGCGGCTTTGTGATCACGGAGCTTTACGGCTTTATCCAAAAAGACTCGAGTGTTCGATACGTGCGTGAGCCGGTCGCGATGGACCCGGTGTTCAGGGCGACAAAGGACGGCTACGACGCAGCGCTTGAGGCGCTCGAAAGTAACGCGATGCTCTACGGCATGCAGGGCTGTCGTGTCGAGGACGACAATGTTACGTGCGTCGCACGCATCGTCGGCGACCCTGAGCCGCTGGACAACAACGCCAGGCGCTTGTTTGAGCTGCATCGAATATTCGAGGACACGCCTGCAGCGCGTAAGGCGCTGAAGGGCACACCACTTATCAAACTCGAAAAATAATCGACTAGTTGGGAGAAAACCATGAAACATCGACTTCTGGGACTGCTTTTAGCCCTGATATCCACGTCCGCACTCGCCGGCGTCAAGAAACCTCCACCACCGTCGCCTGAGCCGCCGCCTGTAACGATATCGGATGCAGACGCTACGGCTGGGGCGCATGCCGGCGCTGAGGCCGACGCGGCCGCAGACGCAAACTCCAACGCAACCGGCGGCCAGGCCGATGCAGCGGGAGGTGCGGCGGACGCAACAGGGGGATCCTCAGACGCAACTGGTGGGGACGCTACCGGGGCATCAAGTACGACGTCCTACAACAGCAGCTTCTTCGCCCTGTCGCGATCTCAGCCTGGCGCGAGTGGGTGCTGGGGCGGCGCCGATGGCGGTGGCGCAGGCAGTAGCGGCGGCGGATTTCTCGGGATCCATATCCTGAACAATGAGTGCTGGGCGTCCTACCTCGCGGAAATGGAGCGCAGCGTAATGATCAAGGCCCGACTGAACTGCGGCGGCAAGCAATATCGAAATGCCGTGGCCTTCGACAGCCCTCGCAATACCAGGCAGGCCGACTGCATCACAATCGTGACAGACGAATACCGGCGCCAAATAGCGCACGACGATGCCGCCGCCCAAAGCCTCCTGTTACTTCAAGAGATCGATCGACTCGAGCAAACGCTGCTCGAGGTCGCTACCGATCGGGATACGACGATCGAGAAGCTTTCAACCTGCCGCATCAGAAACGAGCGCGCCACCGAAGCGTACCTCGTATGCCTGCAGAAATGACCGCGTGCGCCCACTTTTGGCATAGCAATAGCGGCGTCGGTGGGACTCCGATATTCCGAATCCTATACGGCTCGCGCGTAATGCATGTGCTGTGTTCGGAGTGTGATGCCCGGACCTGGCTATCGCCCAAGGAGTGGGAAGACTCGAGCCACACCACGGCAGGCGTTAAGGACAAACAGTGAACTCACAGGAAATCTTAATCGCCTGGCTGCGGTGCTTCGACGATGGCGAGAACGACCAGCGCATGGCCAGTAGGTGTGCTGACGCACTGGAACAGGCGAACGAGCGCATCGATGTTGGGCTACGCGGAGAGCGCAGTCTAAACGAGCGCATCGAAAAGTTAGAGGAAATAGTAGAAGCAGCACGTAAAGTTGTTAAATATCGAGACGATGGCACGGAGAAAGACCTACAGATGCTAGAGCAAAAGATAGAGGCGCTTGGGTCCGCCGGGGACAGTGGATCGTGAGCACTATAGGCGACCGACTGAATTGTATCGTTAGTGACTTGACGAGAATCGTTGGAACCTTAAATTCCAGCGAAGACTATTCCATCGCAATGGAAGCTCAGTCAGCAATACTCGCCTGCAATCAATTACACCAACAGCTTCGCAAATATGGACTCGACGATTGTGAGTGGATCGAGTCCGTGGAGGACTCAGGACAGTGAGCATTCAACGACCGATTGATCTAGGCGACGGCTATACGCTCAACCTGATGTGCGCCGACATGGTCATCCAGAATGAAATCAACCAGTGCTGTACTCAGAAGCAGATAGCCCAAACCTACGCGCTTGCCCTGCGCTCGGAAAATCATGTGGACTGGAAGGCAATCAATATTGCAATCATCAATCGTTGGTCCGTATCGGGATTAGAGCGAATCAAGCAATTGGCGTGGTCCGGAAAGGCATTCGACGAACCACTGTCCACCGGAGACCCAAGTGGGTGAACTCAACGGAACTATGACCGTACCCGTTTCAGCGACCTGGAGCTGTAAACATGGTGTTCACCTCGTCATCGATTTCGGCGAGTTCGAGGTCGAAAGCGGCGCGATCTTCGAGACGAAGGATGAGGCCGAAGCAACGGCCGACCTCATGATGCAAGGAATCAATGAGCTCTTTTCAAAAATTCCAGCGCCGGAAATGCGAGAGCAGGCGAAATTCGCCCTCGATACGCTCGCGACCCTATTCGCCCACATGTCAACGCCGCAAGTCGTGGCGAAGCACTGACGGAGATAAACAGTGACCGATGTTGAACACAGAGCCGCCGACCCTGATGAGTTGGCCGAAGCAAATCAGGAAGGCTACAACGAAGGTAGGGCGTGCGGGCACAAGGACGGCATGATGACGGCCGCAGTCATTGTTCGCGAACGAGCTGCCGCGCTATTTCTTGCAGAGCGAGAAGTTGAGGCCAAAGCCCTACGCGAAATTGCGTTGTCGATTGCCGAAATCGCTGCCGAGGACAGACAGGTGCAAGACGATGGGTAAATTTTACGATGGCGCTGACGAGGAGACTTTGGCTCGGATGGCTGAGCAACAGAAAGAAATCGGGCGACTGGCTGCTGAAGTCACGAAACTCGAAATGCTCAACGCCCTATTGCGCAGCGACAAGAACCTGCTTCGCAGGAAAGAAGAAAACTACGAGACGGCGATTGGTGTTCTGAATAATCATGAATACTGCCCTCATTGCGATCAACACTTCGACGCTGAGCATGATAAGGAATGTCCGGTTTGGGCTGTTACCGGGGATTCAGGTAGCCCCAAGCAAGCCGATTTGATGAGCGCCGCTACCGAAACAGCAATGTCCGAAATGATCGATAAGGCCGCCGCCGCTCTGCCCAGAGCGGTCCCCGTGATGAAAAAAGTCTGCCCTAAATGTGAGCAGAGAGGATGGCTTGAGTGCGAACACATTAGCCCAACAGATTTCGCTGCGATGCTGGCCGCTGCTGAGGAGAATAAACAGGTGCAATCTGATGAGTAACCAACCAGACAGTGACCAATGGGACGGATGGACTTGCATCCCCGGCAGGCCATGCGGCGGATCCAACTTTATGCGAGAAGCAAAAGTAGAGATAGATCGCCTGAATGCTGAAGTCTCGGTACTACAAGGTTTTATTGCGTCCATGATTAAGGGTCTTTCTGTCGAACTTCCAGAAACAATGGAATTGGTGCAGGCAGAGTTTGACAATTTGTATTCAGACTCAGGTAGTCAAACGGATCGGGAGGCAATCGAGTCTGTTCTTGATGATCCCAAAGCACCGTGGAACCACGATCCGACATGCCCTCTACATCGCGTAGAAGACGGCGAGTGTACGTGTGCCGACATCCCGGTCGAGTACATGACGAGAAGTGCCGCTATTGGACAGATCGACAATGTAATTGTGCGATGGCGAAGTTTGTCGAGAAAGGACAGAAACCCAATGTTTAAAATCACAGGAAAAAAGGGCTTTCACATCACATTTGCTAACGGCTACACCGTGTCGGTGCAATTCGGTCCAGGTAACTACTGCGATAACTATGATCGCCGCATCGGACGCGATGAAGAATCGTCCGGATCTGATGGCAGCTCGGCGGCTGAGTGTGGGGTGTGGGGGCCGAACAACGGCGAGCTGCTGATGCTGCCTGACTTCATGGAGAGTGGCGACACGGTGAGCAATCGAAGCACTCCGGCGCAGGTTCTTCAGTTATTGAATTGGGCCGCTTCTGACCACGACGCAGACGGTAAAGGTCAGGCGGATGCGTAGAGCGCCAATAGCCTTACCCCGTATTCTTCGCGAAATGCACCGCGACTTAGAGCGCAATGCCAATAACTTAGCGTGGACGTGCATTGATGGTCGATTCCACCGACTTCCACAGGCTGCACACGAGATTGAAAAATTGTATACGGAGGCATCGGCATTCCGGTGGGTGCTCGAACATATTGCGCAGATGGATGAAGATAACTACGGGCTGCACAACGCTATCGAAATAGCACGACGGACAAAATCGCGATGGATGAGGGGCGCATCAAGTTGGCCGAGGCTATGGGGTGGGAGCGCGGCGAGGTTCACACGGTTGTTGTTATGGGACGACCAATATCAGCACAACGATGGATAGACCCTGCCGGTAATGATCGTGCGCCATCAAGCCTACCAGACCCCTTTACCAGCGCCAAGGACGACTATGCGGTATTGGAGTGGATGAGGCTCCAGTCCAGCGACTATACCAATGACGACGGCTTGCTTTATGAAACAGCAATGGAATTTATGCACGAATTAGATAATTGCGATTTATCAGCATACCAAATAGGCGATTACGCCAGAGCAGCCCTTACCGTAGTCGCACGACAACAGGGGAATGACGATGACCAAAAATGAAGCACGGTCTTTGCGAATCATCATTGGCCTAATGGTATTCGCGTTTTTCGGTGGATTCATGGTCGCGAAGGCATTTTATGGCGTATGACTACAACTGACACACGACAGGTATATAAGCGATCACGACGCAGCCGAACTAAGTCATCGTAAAATCGTTTGAGCGCCATTCCTGAGAGTCGACGCCATTGCGCACAGCTTTGAACAATACGTAGTAGGCGATCGCCGATAGCATGTTGTTAATCACCACCGAGGTTCCTGTCAGGGATCCGGAGTCGACCAGTACGTCGTCGGAAACCCGTCGCGCCTCAAAGTCGTATGTGGTACCCGCCTCCGGTGTGATGTCCGCATCATCCTGTAGCGTATCGAATGATTGGGTCGTGCGATTGCGACGCAGCCAGGTTAGCGTTACAGGGTTCGTCAGCGAGTTCCAGTTCTCATCGACAAATAGATTGCCGTTGAGGTCGGGATTGTTCGGCGGTATAGCCCCGTCAAAACGATCGATAGTTGTGAGCGCGAGCTGTGCCGCCAAGCCCTCGGCAAACGTGCCGCTGATCGTCGTCGGCAGTATCTTGGCGGTGATCGCCCCCAGGCCAGCGGGAAGCGGTGTGTCCCTGAGCAGTGCGGCCTCGACGCCGATAAACCAGACCTCCGAATTGTCGATGTGGTCCACGGGGATGGTGTCGAACGATCCGCGATTAACCGTAAGGTCAACAGTACCGTCGAGGTTATCGACCGCAGCCTGGAACCACATGAGCTCATCGTTAATGAGTATCACGTTTTGCGGATCCACGGGGTTGACCGTGGCATCGGCCAATGCCGCGATCGCCGCTGTCGTCGCGTCGTTTAAGTTGTCGACCACGATCGTTGTCTGGTAATGCGGCGGTCCGTTTAAGTCCTTGTCCAGCGCTCCCTGCAGCAGACCAACCGGCGTCCACAGTCTGTTGTTCGCGGTCAATACATACGTAATGCCACCGGCTAAGTCGGTCACGACGTCATAGCTCAGGTGCTCCGATCCATCGCGTGATCCAAGGGCTGCGACGTAGGTCTCGGCGGTCGGCGACATCTGAAACGGTATCTCCCAGAGTCGCTCGTAGAGTGCTGCTTGCGGGTCGACGTTGGGCGGAATCCAACCGGTATCAATAGGGTCGCTGAACGAGCCTGGATTGAACGCGAAAATGTCTTGCGTCCAGTCGATCTGAATACGGTTATTCAGCAGATCCCCACGGTCCACCTTCGTGATGCGAATTGGCAGGGCGGAAATACCAAGGCGCGGCCAGGTAAGCGCGCGAACATCGCCCGGCACAATGTCGTGCTGCGATCGATCGACAACGGACGCACCGGTCGCGGCAGGGAATGACAGTTGTCGAATTTCACGCCAGGCAAGTGAGTTTGCGAGAGCCGCGCTCTTTACACCTGGGAATCTTATCGTCGACTTGTTCGATGCACCTACGATGTCGACGTTCGCCATGTCCTGCGCGAGTGCAAAGCTCGTGTTGTAGTTCTTACGGCGATCGACGAACTCCGCAGTCAAATAATTCTGCGTCTCATCCCATGATGGGCGCGCGAACCGCGTTATTTCCCTGGTGTTGGTGTTGTCCAGCACCTCGAGGTTCGCAGGAATATAGTCAAATCGGATCAGTTTGAAATCGTAGACCCCGGTCGCTGGGTCCTGGATCAGGATGCCGTCGACCTGCTCCTCGATCGTACTAATGATCTCCTTCACGTCAAGCGTGCGGTCCCAAATGAACGCGAACCCCTGGCCCTCGACTTTCATAATGGCGGCAGACGCTCGCAGCGACACGACATTAACCGTCACCGCGGCCTGCTTTAGACCCCACTCGTCGTCCGTCAGCGCCTCGTAGATCACGTTCATCGGGTTTGCACCCTCGTCGACGATCTCATCACCTGGCTGTAGGCTGGCAAGGTCGAGGCCGTCCGGATAGCGCTCGATCTCGAACTCCCAGGGCCTTAGCTGCGGGGAGAGACCGATCTCGCCCTGGTCCCACGTCAGGTAGTACGTTCCACGGTAGGCCGGCTGTGGGCTCTGGAACGGCGTCAGGTATGCGCTAACGGCCTGGGTCTCTGTTCCCGGGTACACACGGCCACTGCCGATTATCCCGCCGCCACCGCCCGCGTCCTCGCCGCCGAAGAACTCCGGCTGATTGATCGTGTAAACCGATCCGGCGTCGACCGGGACTATTGCTGCGTCGGCCGTTGATGCGTCTGCACCCCAGGCCGCGGACTCATCAATGCGAATATTGCGTAGCGTCGGCGCCTCACTGCCTGGGTTGCCCCTGCACAGCGCCATCTGCAGGCCGATTTTGTAGCGAAACCCGATCGTTTGTCGTTCGCTCGAGAAGAGACCGGTCTTGACCTTTTGGGTAATCGGATCGTTCCCGAGATCGCCGTACCATACGACGTTCGTCCCCTTGAGCAATACCCGTCCCCAGATGATCGGCACGACCCGGCCTTCGGTTGCTGTCGGTACGCTAAAATCGCCGAGGCCGGCCGGCTTTGCATTCTCCAGGCGAGGCTTTGGCCGCAGCAATTCGCCGAGCAGGAATGTGCCGAGGTAGGTAAGCAGGAACGTAAGAAATGGCATCAGCTGCCACCGCGAATATTGGAGTTAAATGGGTTCTTTGTTGGCACGAACGGGAAGCCGCCGTAGTTGATTACATTGGCAAACTTCGAGTCGCAAATCGACAGCGAATGATCGCAACCTGCAAGGACGTCAACGGTCGACCCCAAGATCGCGAAACTAATCGGCAGTAGCAGCGTTACGTCGTCACCGGACTGCGCCACGATCAGCCGTCTGTCCTCGGGTGCCGCGGTCGGTGCCTGCAGGATGCCGCCGACAGCCCAATCTACGCCGTTGACGGACAGGCCGTTTACGGTGACCACTGATCCGACTACCGCTGACGCCAGGCCCGTGTACGTGAACGCGCCTCTGGCGATCTTGCAGCGCACATCGTACAGCACATGGTTACATAGCCCCTGATAGGAGATCAGCGGCCCGCTGCGATTAAAGACGGCGGTCTGCGGTTTGCAAATGATCTTCGCATTAAGCTTGCCGTCCATCTCGACGTTCGTGATGAACCCGTCGAACATCAGCACAGCCTCCTCGATGCCGTCGTTCCTGTGGCCTCGCAATAGCTGAACTGTTGCACGTGTTCCCGGGACGTTTCCGATGAATCGCTGAACCACAGTATTGTCCAGCGGCATGTTGACGGTCAGACGGTTGATGGCATCCTCCGCGCTAGCCTGCAGCGAACTTCGCTTGATCTGTGTCGCCGTATAGCTAACGCCGCTGAATGTAATGTCGCTGTTGTTCGAGGTCAGACGAATGATATCGACGCCAAACGTGAACACATAGAACTCAATCGGTTGACCAGACTCAATACTGGATTCTTGTGCGTCGAAGCTCATGCCGGCACTCCAAGGAGTTTAAGTGATACGCGCGACTGATCCGGACGATCGTGCACGAACGAGACCCTATCATCGGCGATGCGGCTGAGGGTCAGGAACTCAACCTTATCGAGTTGTGCAAGCGGCAAAGCAGGCGAAATACCCGGACTAAAGTCAATGCGCTCGACAGCGTTCGAAACCACGCTCGACCCAACGATGGTGTGCAGGGACGTCGTGCCGTCGGTGCGTGTTACCCGAAGGTCCGATCGCGGCGTGACCTGCTGATAGAATTGTGTAAATCCGATATTTGGCATATCGAATGACGTCGAGGTGTCGCTAATGTCCAGGTTCGGTTTGAAGTCGGACCGGCCGGTTCCCACGTAAAACGATATCTGCGAGCCGCGAAGGAAGTGTACCAGCTGCCGCAGCTCCCACATTGACTGCCGGCTATCGCTTTCAAAACCGTACTCGTAGGTCGGCTTCGACTTTGACCACGGACTGAACTGCAACGGTGGTCCGGTTTCATGATCGATGATAGCAACATCACGGCGATAGCCCTCTGCAATGCGACTACCGTTCATAAAATTCAGCCGGTCGATAACAGGCTTGGCGACAGTCTGACCCACGCCCATGAATGTTGGGAAGGCAGCGGCGTCGGACAGATCGATGTTATCGAGCGTCTCGAATAATAGATTGAAGTCCGTCGGGCCGATCGCTACGCGATTCTGGTTGAGCGAAGGCCGTGTATAAGCGGTCCGCGTGGGCATCACTACAGTGTCCTGCACGATAAACGCCTGTGCAGGCCCCGACTGGACCTCGATGTCGCCTGGGTTAACCGCAGTGATCTCGAGCGCTTCGTTTACGAAATCGCTGACGTATAGCATCACCAGGCTACCGACACGGTAGTCGGAGAACGTCGTGTCCACGAGTATCGTTGTCGCATTGATTGCAACGTCGCCGAGTAACGGACGCTGTTCATGCCAAAGGGGAACACCGAACACCCGGCTCTGCCAGTCGGTGATAACGGCATTGATCGAATCACGCGTGCGATCGTCGTCCGTGCGAATAGTGAAACTGAATAGTTGACGCGGCGCCTCGCGAAGCGAACTGCGTTGTTCGCTGCCATCGTCATGAGGAATAATGTCGCTTAAGAATTCCAGTGTCTCTCGGACAGGCGCCTGCGGATGATACGGAAATATTGTAATCCTGTTGCCGGTAACATTAATTTGAATCGTTCCAGGCGGTAACAGATCAACGCCGAAGTCCAGTGTTCCGTTAATGGTCGGTGGGCCCGTTGTTGAAACCTGTATGTCGAGCACAAATGACGTGAGCGACGCCAATAGCAGTGGGAGGCCCGGCAGGTTCGTTGCCGCGATGCCAGCGCCTGCATTGTTCGTAAACGACGTCCAATTCCTGGACTCGCGTCGGAAAGCATTGAAGATCTCTAAATTGCGGATCTGGCTTGTGAGCACATTCCCAAGAGCCAAAGAACCCGGAAATACATGCCATTTTTCAAACCAGTCCTGCGCAAAGTGCCGGGCTATCGTGCCACGATGGGTAACAGATGTTAGCGATGGGTTCTTGCCCGTTGTTTTGAGAAATGTGCCCGCGATCGCGCTCGCGTTTTGCGCATCGTTCTTGATGTCTGGGTTAAACGGATCAACACCAAAGGCGCCTAAGCCCTGCCCGCCGACACGCTCATAAGGCGATACGCTTGGTGTCACACCAACAGGGTTGTACGGCCCCGTGGGATACGCCTGCGGACTTAAGCCAGTCGCGACAGGCTGACCGGCGGCGGCATCGGGGAATGGTGGCGCGAATAAACCGCGAGCTATTGATCCGGGAAAATCTGCCATGCCGCGTTACGCGTCGATCCGACGATATGCGATGCCCGCGTTCCTTGTTTCCTCAGTGTCGTTTTGCAGAAATTGCTTTCTTACGACCGGGAAAAAATACCAGTTGTCGCCGGCAATATTGATGATCTGCCCGTCTGCAAGGTTCCCGATATTGCACAAGCGAACATCGGCCTGGTAGCCAATGCGCCACACGCTGTCCGGGGTAATGCTTGTGTCTGATATCTCTAAAGATACCGGGACCATCGGTTTAAATCCGGTTGCTTCCGATATTCTGAAATTCTGGAACAGCATATATTCACGACCTCCACGCCAGCCGCTCGACCCCTTCCAGCGCAGATTGCCAGCCCTGTCTGTGCCGGGGTTGGTGGATCGAGTCCAGGTAGCATAAACAGTTGCGGCCTCTGGCTCTCCGGCATGCCCCTCAACGCGCATCGTCGCACCCTGGACCGCGGTGCCGACGTGACTGTCAAATGCGATGCTGTGAAAAGAATCGTTTGGATTATCAAGATCAGAAACCGCTTGATTCCAAAAATGACCGTATACATATTCGCCACCAACCCAATCGCCAATTTTGTCTATTTCTCCGAATCCAAAGTGACGGAAACGGCCGGCGTCAACCTCGACAACAATATGGCAGTACGCGGGGCCGGCATCATTCTCGAAAAACCAGTAAGCGGTATGAGGTCCGGCGACGACATTCACACATCGCTGCGTGTCGAAACTGTTAATTGTGTTGCTATCTTCACCGTTGCCACTATCTCCGGTTGACGTCCAGGGGTCCGTCGTCGGGATGGCGTCGTGCGCTGTTGACTGATACATCGCCATTGTTCCGTCACCGCCCTCAGCAGTCTCCGAATACTGGAAGGCCACAAAAACGCTGTTCTTCGTAAATGCAATCGTGCCGGGGTCGCCGGTGTTGGCATAGGACTCTGTCCAGCCATTGGCCGTCAAAAAGGTCGACAACGCCTGCAGCAGGTTTTCGATCGTAGTGCTCACGCCTGTTTGGAATGCCATTAGTTATCTTCCCTCAAGAACACAAATCCGAAGGTCTCTGTCCGATTGCTATTCTGAAACGCCCGGTAGTAAATGCCGCCAATGACGATACGGTCCTCAGTTTGGATGCTATTACCGATTGTCTGGCCCCAAAAAACATCCGGGATCTCTCCGTATATTTGAGCACTCCCAACAGATGGGCCTTGAATTAAAACAGTCTCAAAAAGGTTAGTTAGGTCGCCGCCACTGTCTTGGCTAGGGAATACATTCGCGATGACGGCCCCAGGCAATCCCGATTGCGGTATGACCTCTCCCCAACGCTGCGCAGCGGAAAAACTGTTGTGGAAATAAATCTCATCTTCAGCTGGAAATGTTTGACTGCCAGTTAGCCACAGGCCACATGGGTAAACACAACGATCATCCTGTAAATCGCGGCTGTTGCTATCGCGTGTCCAATTCAAAAATGGCTGCCATGATCCATCAAACGTTCGCAGGCCAGCCGGACCGCGATTATTGCCGCCTGTGTTTGTGTTGGCTCCTGGATCACAAAGCCCTGATTGCAAACTGCCACCTGTGCCGAATATCTCATCCCATTTTGTAGAGCAGCCACTAATATAGAGCGGATAGGGGAAGTCACCTGGCGGTGCGTACTGGTTCAAAAACCCTGCAAAAAAGTTCTGGTAGGTGGTCGAAATACGGCATACGCCCATCAGATATCTTGGATGTACGTGGAACCAGCACTCAATTGACCCGCTCGACAAAGGGACAAACGATGCAATCTCCTGCGGCGACGTGTATGAAAATCCTGGCTGGTCCTCAAACTCGTTTAACGCATTAAAACCGGTCATGCCTGAAATCAGCCAATTAAAACTATTTGATCCGGTATCGCGGACCTCGAGAATTCCAATGTAGATCTCGTCAGCGCCCGCAGATCCAGGTCCACGAAGTATAATCTCGCGCTCAAGAATCTGCGCACTGCCGCCACCTTGCACGGCGTTGAAGTCCAGTGTGCTTGTAGACGCCGGCACGTTGCGTTCAACAACCCAATTCTGGGTTTCGAACGTGAGGTTGAACGTCGCGTCATCGCCGCCTGTGCCGCCGGTGACTCCGACAGGGTTAGCCGGCTGCGTAGAGTATGCGCCGCAGCTAAATACCCGAATGCCGTCAATCACACCAGCGGCAACACTGGTGACCTCAAGCGTTGCATTTAATGCCGAAACCACCGTTCCGGCACCGACGCCCACGGTAACAACATCACCGACCGTATAGCCTGTGCCGCCGGCAACGATGGCTGCCGATATAACATTGTCGTTCTGAGCAAGGTCTATGAGACGGAGCAGGGCCGCATCGTAATCGGCGACTGTAACATTATGGTTTTGACTCACTAAATACTCCTAACCCGCTATACGGCGCAGGGCCTGCGGGTTGCGTTGGATAACATTCATCACAGCTCGTTCGCCGTCCGGACTCTCGATTCCTGATGGAATCTCGTTCGGGTCTGTGACGACGATCGTTGTCAGATTAACAGTCGGTGGTGCGCCGGCGCCGAGCATACCTGCGGTTTGACCCGCTGGGAATACGCGACCTGGTGTCGTTGGGACGACGAGCTCAGGCTTCGAGCCCGGGCCGCCTTCGCCGGCGATAAACGGTTGGCCTGCGTTAAACGATCCGCCGTTTTGACGGCCACCAAATAGACCTCCGAGGAAGCCAAGGACGCCACCTCCTCCGCCGCCGCCACCGAGGCCTGCCAAAATGGAAAACAACTCAGAGGCCAGTGCATCGGCCGCTAACCTCTGCAGGGTCGCCGCAAACTTCGCGGGTAGCTCGTCCAGCCCCTCGGCCAGTGGATCGGCGAGGAAACCTGCCAGCGTGTCTTGTGCGTTCTCGCGCGCCCTGGTGAAGAAGTCGCCAAGTGCATCGATCTGGTCCTGTTCCGCCTGTATCGCCTCGGTTAGTTCACGGACTCTAGCGATCTGCTCATCTGTAGCCTCGCCGTTTAATTGGCGCAATTCGATCTCTATCGCGCGCTCCTGGTTGGTCAGTCCGATAAGCTCGAACTCCAGCTGCAGGGCCTCGACAACCGCCGTGTTGCTCTGCCGATCGGCCGCAACCGCCGCAATCTGCTGCTGCTCGATAAGTGCCTCGTTCGCCGCACGTATACTCGCCCCAAGCTCTCCGCCATCAACAGCTGCTAAAGCGACCTCAATCCGATAGCGCTGGATGGCCTCGGCAGCGCTGTCACCGAGTGCCGTTTGCAGCGCGAGCTCCTGCGTTTGCTGTTGCAATTGAGTAAGTAATCTATCCAACGCCATCGTAGCCGTGTCGGTCTCTTCGATAATCGGATCGAGTATGCCCTCTTCTTCCTTTATTCTTGCGGTCTCAACCTGAATGTCCCTGAACGATGGCAATAATATCTGCGATATCCTTAAACTCGCATCGTCGATGTTCTGACCAAAGCTCTCGAAGAAATCAGTCGTCGATGCTCGTGCATTGTCGAACGCCGTTGTGTCGTTGAAAATACGGCCCGCTTCCTCGAAATTGCCCTGAGCGAGCTGGGATATTCCTGCGGCGACGCCGCCAAGTCCCTCACCAAAAGAAACAAAGAAATCTCTGCCAACTCCTAGTATGCCGAACAGCGCAGAAAGTGAAGACCCGGCTGCGATAATTGTAATAGCGAATCTTTCCATGTTGGTGCTGAGTTCTTCTGTTGGGCGTAAGTTGCCGGTCAACGCACCGCCAAGGGTTGACAATCCGCCAGCCAGATCGAGAATTGTCTGTGCGAGGATTGACGACAATCCTGTTGCTGTATCAAGCTCACCGATAAAACCGATGAATGACGTTTGGAGATTTGTAATCGCTTGCGAAACTGTCGGCACTGTTTGCGCAAATTGCTCCTCCAAAGCCTCTCCACCTTCGAGAATTCCACGAAAGAACTCCTGGCTTGTAATTTCTCCTTCAACAATAAGGTTGCGCAAGCGTCCCACCGATCCGCCGGCCTCATCAATGCCTCGGGCCGCTGCCTGCGCGAGCGGGAACGCACCCTCGAGGATAGAGTTGAATTCTTCAGCGCGAACTATTCCGGACGAAAACGACTGTGATAGTTGTCGCAGCGCACCTGATGCCTCGGACGCCGCACCACCCTGGACGGCAAGCGCCTGACCAGTGATTTCTGTGAGCCTGAAGAGTTCTTCCTGGCTGGCGCCCAGCTCGTCTGCCGCGATTGACGCACGGGAGAATAACTGCACAGTCGCCTCGATCGGCGTCCTGGTTGCCTGTGCGATCGCGAATAATCGTTCGTTTGCCGACGTGAGCTCATCGGTTGAGTCGGTGACTACACGTAAAGAGTTTTGAAGTTGCTGGAACGTGTTTGCGGTTCTAATGATCTGCCCGACGCTTATCGCCGCGATGAATCCACCGGCCACTCTCGCCAGAGATGAGAAGCCTGATTGCAACCGACCGACATTGCGGTCCATGCCGGTCAATGTACGATTGACACGTCGCCCGCCTGTCGTGACGCCAGAGGGATCTACGATTACTCGAATAACTCTAGTCGTCACTGTGGGCTCTCCGCTGAATTGTCATGCACTGCCTGGGCGTTCGCATCGGCCTTTGCCCGCGCGATCGCGCGCTCGGTATCGACCCAGGCACGTAACGCCGCGTCGACGCCCCAGACGATAGCCTTGAGTTCCTCAAGGTCATAAAATCCCATCTCGAGCGAATACTGATGGATAGAGGTCCACGGTATCTGGCCGAGACCATTGATGTTACCTGTGCGGCATGTAGCGAGGTCGTCATAAGCCATTTGAAAGACTAGATCGCCGGGATCAAGCTGTGGCTCGTAGAGACGCTCAGGCGGTGTAATACCCGACTCCTCCATGGCGTTCCGGATTCGCTCGGCTTCGGTAGTACCGTCGTCGTGCGTTTTACCAGGTCCGAGACGCCATTCCAGGAGGGTCGTTAGGTTTTTACCGTCGTTGCGATCGCTTCTTCGCGGAAGTTCTGAAAGTCGGTTACCGACTCCCTGATGTCTGCGAACAGATCAGGCAGGTCGGTCAGCAAAGTCGTGGCGCTCGTTCTACTGAACGACATTTTCTTGCCATCGGCATCCACTACATTCTTCCAGCCAACAATCACCGTGTCGACATAGACTTTAATCAACTCCTTACGCTGCTGGTCGGTTAACTCAGCGTCCAGGGCGACAGCTTTCTTGTGCTTCTTCAGGTATTTCCTGATCTGTCGACCGAACTCTTTGTTCTCACCGCCTGCACGCCGTGCTTTGATTATGAAGTCGCCGTAGTCGAGCTCGACGCCTTCGATCTCGGACTCTTTCGAGGTTCCGAATAATTGATAAGGGGAGGCCATGTTGTTTTTTCTCCTATCGTTAGAAAATTATCCTACAAATGTGAACCGCTGGATCGAGATGGTGTAGCCCAGCGTTGGGTCTAAAATTGACTGATACGTGAGAGGAATCGTGACGTCCTGATTCTTGCCAGGGATATCCGGTGCGCCGCCGGAGTACTTCGCACGAGGCATGTCGAACACGACCTGTCGTCCGGTTGTATCGCGCAGCCCGGTGCCGAAGCTGAACTCGGTGTTGTTGAGAACACGATCGAGGTCGTCCTTGTTGTCGAAATATCGGTTCATCGTTCCGGATACGCTCAACTCGCCGGATCCGATAGATGCTGCGCCAAACACACAGACCGCATTTCGACGTCGCAGATTGTTGTTTATCTCGATCGTAAGCTCAGTGATCAAATTGATCGAGTCGTTACAGATGTTCTGACCGTCTAAGTTCAGATACCCGATGTTGTTCGACGTGTTATAGACGTCGTTTTGCGGAGCAGCTGCTCGAGTCGGTACACCGCCTGCATAGAGCTCAGTGATCTGCGTCTCGTCACGCACCTGGCTATTAAAGCCGAAGAACGTGGCAGAGGCCGTCGCGATCGCCTGTGGCTGCAGATTGAGCGATAGCGTATTGATCGCCATGCCCAAAAATAGCTCACGCGTTATCGGTACGTGATCGAGGAACGACCGCTCGATGGCGAACTGATGAGCTGTCAGCAAATCAGGCGTTGTAGGGTTCGGCATGAAATCGGCAAAGTACACCGCAACCTGCTCTGTCGCGGCCGCATCCGCCGCCCATCCGGTTGGCTCGATAAACGTGACAACACCGCCTGTCGTGTCCACGCTTATGATCCGTGCGCTGATATTGTTGGCAGGAGTCCCGACGAAGGCCTGAGTTGCCACCGGGGCGTCCGTGCGGGTGTGTCCCAGCTTGATGACCTGTCCGGGATTCAGTGTGTCGGGTCCTGAGCCCATCGCCTCCTGGAGGGCCGTCAGGGCCGCTCCTGCGAACGTAATCGAGGCAATACTGCCAACAGGTGCATTCGCGACGATCTCGCCATCTGCCTGGGCAATTATTCCCGCTACCTTGACCTCGGCATTGGTAAACACGCCGCCCACCAGGTCGATTAGAGCGGCTGGTCCATTGTGCTGGATAACCGTCAGATCCGTGGCATTTGGGATAGCCGAAATCTCATAGACACCGTCGCGAAGAGCGTCGCCGTTAAGCGCGTCTATACCCGATAGCCTAACGGTATGGCCGATCACAAACTCGGTTGTCGAGTCGACCTCGATGACGCCAGGGTTAATGTCGGTGACCTGCACGGCGCCGGCGCGAACCGGGGTTAGAGGATTGGCGGCAAACGTCGTGAAAAGCGCCGACTCGAACAACAGGTCAAACGCGCGAAACGACATCTCGAAGCCGATATCTCCGCCGGCCTCCGCGCCGACAAGAATCAGGTCGCCTATTTGACGATCAGGCCGGATCTCGTTCGAAACGATCGTGTTGGGCTCAAACGCCAGATTCGGCGTGCCGGTAAAACGTAGCAGGTCGAATGCCTGTGGCGCTACGAGCGGAATGTTGCGCGCGCTGGACCGCAGGATTGCTACCTGTGTTCTGTTTGAGTCGCTAATGGGAATAACCTCCTAGACAAAATGCCTGTATTCAAACTCGATGCTGATATTGGTCTGGAAAAACTTGCCATCGTTACCCACATGGATAATCGACGGGTTGAGGTAGCGAACAGATCCGGGAGGCGCGGACTGAAACGCGTTGATCGCTGTTTGGGCCAATGTATCGTTCCGCAACGATCCCTTGTCAGATTGAGTAAATATCTGAGCAATGAAAATGCCGCGCTGCACGAACTCAGTTGGGCCAAGCGCCTGTATCTCGCCGCCGCTCGACTGGAATTGTGCAATAACGTATTCATCGGGTTCTTCTCCGTCTCCCGGGATATTGTCCCAGAAAATGCGGGTAATTTCAGAGCCTACACCTCCCCACGCTGTGAGGAAGAGCGAGTTGGTCTCGGCGCGGGCCTCCTGCAGCGTGGTCATTAGAGCTCCGACCTTCCGCTTAAGCGGGCGCCGCGCGCCGCTACAGCCGCTGCTCGCTCGACAAAACCTGCCGCCATCGCCTTCGAATGTCCGTTATTTAAGCGATTGATGTACGGCACATTGTTCTGAATGAAAATTGACGTAAACCGGCTGCCCTTGCGGTAGGCCTTGATGCGGGTGTTGCCCCTGGCGATTGTCGGACCACCGGACTTGTCGATAACGTCCAACTCTGATGTCTCCGGGCCCCCAATCGATACCTGCCAATTGCCACGGGCGCGGCCTCCGACATACCCGGGCGGTGGAGGTAACGACTGAGGAGCCCAGCGACTCGGGTTGCCCACGGGTGTGGCAATAGTGACCGACTGCAGGAATAACAGCGCCGTCTCGCGAATGACCTGGGTGTAGGACACGTCCAGCGATCGCGCTATTTCATCTGCATCGAATTCGATCATGCCCGCACCTGAGCTTTGTACAGAATAACCGGCTCACCAGGCTGTACTACCTCGAGAGCAATGATATCGAGGGAATTGCCGTCGCGTGAATCGACTATTTTCATCGTCGTGTCGAGAACAAATCCTGTTGGCAGATCGTCAGCCGCTATCAGGCATCTGCGATCACCGCGCTGGACATTGAGCAATGCGGCCTGCGCAGGCGTGTACTCGGTAAACACGGCATCAACGTTTGCCGCTAGGACAGTCGCTTGCGCCGTTTGGCCGGGCCCTTCCCACGGCCGCGACGCTTGGGCCGGTGTTTCATTTTCTCGGATGACATTGACAAACCTCCCAGATTTCTGAATGAGTCGTTGCGCCAGGGCGCGCTGCGATGTGAAAGTGCGACCGGCCATTAGCTGCTCCGAAACACCCGTCCCTGATTCTCGGTGATGAATTCACGGAGCATGCGGTCGATCTTCGGGAACGACGGCGTGCGGCCAAAGTTGCTGCCGCCACTGTTCGCATATTTAACGGATTCGGCGAGGACGTCGACCTTCTCGCTCCTCTCGGTAACGACCCCGGTACTGTCGAAGTCCTCGTCAGGGAACAATGCCGTCCCCTGGATAACTTTCAGCGCGAGGATGGCCGTGGCCTCCTTGATCTTTGGCACGATCTCCGTATCGCGGATCCTGCGCGCCTCGTCAATGATGTTTGCCCGCGGCCACTCGGTTGTCTGGTCCTGGGTATGACGCTCGCCGATATACGTGTAGCGAAAGTCCAAATAGTCGGTCGCCAGAATAATCGCCGATTGCTTCTCGGCGGTGCTCGCGCCCGCCCAATCCTCATCACCTCGATCGACGTGGTACGCATCGGCGAAGGCAGTTGTGATGTACGCATTCGCGTCTACCGTCGTGCCGTTATCCACCTGTACTAAGAAAGCCATTCCGTACTCCTATGGTGGCGCCGACGCCGCGGTGATGATGAAGTCGCCGTATGCACCCGTAAGCGGCCCGGGTTCTGCTTGAATTTCGTGATACCTGGTTCCCTTGAAATCAGCCATCTCCGCATTCGTCAGCGTGACGTCGACCCGACCGTCCGATCCCGTGCCGTTGGTCAGCACGACCTCGGTAGGATTCCCGGTCAAGGTTTTCGTAAGCTGCGGTGTGCCACCCTCTTTGCTAGCCAACACCCATGTGATCTGAGACAGCGGCAGCGTCGTCAAATCCAGAACAGCGCCGGCGGAATCTCTGAATGTGTACTGGATAAGCAGCGCATCGCCCTGCTTATAGACGGGTGATTGGCCGATCGTTACCTGGTTGGGCATCAGCAGTCCTCAATTTGAGCGGCAAGCGCGATCGTATCGTGCAGGTTGGAATTAACGTCGACAGTATCGTGCACCACGGCGTTAGTAGCAAAAAGCGTATGCAAAGTGCTGATCACGGCGGCTACCGGATCCAGTCGTGCGTCCGCCTGCACGCTCGGATGTAAGAACGCGTCGAGGCATACCTCCTGAAACACAACGACAATCAGCACTACGCCCCTCGGCGAGAATGTCACCAGTCCATGCGGAATGAAGCTGCCGTTATAAGCGCCGGCGCCGAGGCTATTTGGGATCGGGCCGAGCATTAGATTGCGACCTCCGCGCTGATCATGCCCTGCCTGGCAATGAACGATGCGACAGTCTCGTTGATGCGCGCGCCGGCCTCATCGAACAGGTTGTAACGACGCAGAAGTGTGCCACCAACGTCCCGCTCAATTCGCTGCCACCCAAGCGCGTCGTTACCCACGAAGTCTATCTCACGGCCACCTTCGAGGAAATCTCGCATCAATAGCATTGCCGACAGCTCTGCATCGACAGTGTTTCCGGATCCGAGTATTGCGGTAAGGATATCGCCAACTGATAAGTCGTTCAGTGCGCTTATTTGCGCTGGGATATCTGTTACCACCGCATTCTGGATAATGTCGAGCCGCGACTCGAACTCGCTGACCTCAGTAACACGAACATGCTGGAAGGCGGCAGCATTTTCGGCGTATTCAAAGAAGACGTTTAGTGGCTGCTCAGTGTCGTTGAAATTGACCGTGTAATCGAACTGATATAGGCCTATGCCCGTACGAGTCATTGCCACCGTCGCAACTAGGATAGCGCCAGCGACCGTTTCAATTCTCAGGCTCATCGTGTTGGCGTCTGGATCCTCCGGACTGCCGGCCGTGTCAAACAAACGACCGAAGAATCGATAATCCTTCGTGCCGGCGGTCGGCAGCTTTAGGATCGGCGGAACGATGGCCACAAACCGGGTGTTGTTTTGAATCGCGTCTACAGATGCCTGTGTAGCGCGTGAAGAAATTGTCGCATCCAGATTTGCGATAAGCGCGAGTTGTGCTTCCGCGACGCCGCTCAGTGATCCGAATTGATACCGCTCTGCAGGCGTTACCTGGTTGACGGCAGTTGGATCACCGTCTGCGCGTATGCTGTATTCGAGAGATGCAAGAGGAGCAAACGCAAAGATAAAGTTGCCATCTCCGATCTCCGTCATGTTGCTTGCAGCCACGACGATCGCCTGCGTGTCGTTTCTACGAATCGTTATTGTCGGTGCGACGGCAGGCGTAACCAGCGGCACTGAATTATTGGTGAAATGAGCTCGTATATCGGTCATCAGCAGACACCTAATCGTCGTGGTCTATATTCTACACGCAGCACCGGACCCGGAAAGGTTGCATGGTAGTTGGAACTCAGTATGCGCGTGTTTGCAACGGAGGTTGACCTCGACAAAGTCAGGATGATGCCTGAGTCCGCCGTGTAGTTCGGCATGTCAATTTGTGCCTGGACCAAGGCAGTGAGGTCAGGTGACGTTTCCAATACACCAACAACGACGTTCCCAATGGGCCAAGAAATACCGCCCGGTATAATGTCATCTGCCGCAAACACGACTGCAAAGTTTAAGTCCGTCGCACCGGGGTAGTTCTGCCAATCGAAGCCGAGCCCCCCACCGTAATGGTATAGCTGACCGTCCGTCAGGAAGGCGTTGTAGTGATGCGCCGCTATGAAAGATGTCACCGAAACCGGAAAGGCGGGGGAAAAGTACGGGTCCGGATCTAAAACCAGAAAATACTGCTGTCCGGCGATCAGGGACACCGCTCCGGGGAAGGTGAACACAACACCGAGTCCGGCTGCCGCAGTTGTCAGGCTGCTCATGGCCACAGGATTCGACACCGCAACGTCTACGCC